TCTTGTGGAGCAGAAGGCGAGTGGTATGCCGTTGACGCAGGAGTTGCGTAGGATGGGTATTCCTGTGACGCCGTTTACGCCGAGCCGTGGCGCGGACAAGTTTACGCGGATGCATGCGTGTGCGCCTGTGTTTGAGAGTGGTATGGTGTGGTGTCCTGACACGAATTTTGCTGATGAAGTTATGGAAGAATGCGCTGCATTTCCAAATGGTGAACATGATGACTTGGCGGATTCGATGACTCAGGCTATACTGCGTTTTAGGCAAGGTGGTTTTATCACCACTCCGAGTGACTATGACGATGAAGATGAACTGGCGTTTGCGCGTCGAAAAAGGGAATATTACTAATGGCACAAAAAGAAGCAATCATGAGGGCGCTCATGGAAGCGATGGGTGAATCAGGAAAGACTATTTCTGACGCTGATCGTCGTAGACTTAGTATGATAATGGGTGAGTCTGGAAAAGGTATGTCGGACGCTGATCGTCTTCGCCAACGCGCTATGGATCGTGCAGGTATGCTTGAGGCTTTAGAAGCTGGTGAAACGGGAATGGGAGTGTCTGATGCAGACATGGCTCGTTTGCGTAGAACTTTAGGAATGATGGGTGGTGGTGCTGTTAAGAAATATAAAAAGGGCGGCGCTGTTAAGAAAAAGAAATCTTCTGGTAAAAAGTCTCGAAACGGCTGCGTTATGGCTGGTCGTGGCGGCAAGTATAAAGGAATGAAGTGATGGCTGAACGTAAAAAGGTAAATATGCGCCCCACCAAGTCAGGTGGACAAATCTATATGTCTGACGACTATGCAAAAGAGTTTCGAGAAACTTACGCTGGTGACACAGAGTTGCAGAAACTGATTGAAAAAAATATAAATGAACGCAGGCTTGCTGGGGAAATGACTCCTAAAGAATCTGGTAGTATGAAGGCTAGAACCTTTATAGATCAAGTTGAAGAATCAGTCCGTCAAAAATACGAGAAGCCTCGCGGAATGAACAAAGGCGGTGTTGTTCGCGGCTATGAGCACGGGGGCGGTGTTTGCCGTGGCGGTGGTGCAGCCATTTCTGGCACCAAGTTTTCTGGAGTAAAGTGATGGCAAAAATCGTTATCAACATTGACATGGATGAGCTTAGGTCTGGTATCAACCAAGTTGTTGATGACGATATGTATGAGGCGGAAGAGGAGTTTGTTTGTCCTCTTTCGACTCAGGATGCAGATTTAAACGATAAAAACCGTGAGTATGCCATACAGGAATATGCTTACGGTCATTCTGTGAAGAATTGGGAAAAAAAGAAAGAAATCTGCGGAACCTGTGAATATTACAACATTCGCTCCAAGATGCTTGATTGCATTGAGAATGGCATTGGAATGGATGAGGGTGACGAGGTTGGGTATTGTACTAAACTGGATTTCACCTGCATGGCTGAGAATGTTTGCAATGCTTGGGAAAAAGGCGGTCCTATGACTGACTTTGATGACATTGACGAACTGGAGCCACTTGAAGGCAACGAGAAGGACATTTTCTAATGGCTATAGAACGCGGTCTAGGTGCGGGTGGATTGCCCGAAGAACCAATGGTTCCACAGGGGCCAACATTTGAGAATGTGATTGATTTGGCTGCACAGCCCGGAATTACTGAGTTTGATGACGGTAGCGCCGTTGTGGGTGAGTATGAAGAGCCTATGGAGGCTCCTGTTAGCGTTCCGTTTGATGGAAACTTGGCTGAAGTTATTGATGAAGCCGAGTTGGGTTTGATTTCATCTGATTTGGTTGGTTCGATTGAGGATGATTTATCCTCTCGTGAAGACTGGGAAGATACATACAAAACTGGCCTTGAGTTTTTGGGGATGAAAAATGAGGAGCGCACAGAGCCGTTTGAAGGATCTTCTGGCGTTATTCATCCATTATTGGCTGAGTCTGTCACACAGTTTCAAGCGCAAGCGTATCGTGAGTTGTTGCCTGCAACTGGACCTGTTCGTACATCTGTTATTGGTGCGCAAAATGAAATGCTTGTAAAGCAGTCTGAGCGCGTCAAAGACTATATGAACTACATGATTACCTACAAGATGGAAGAGTATGATCCAGAGTTAGATCAGATGCTGTTCTACCTTCCTGTCATTGGTTCTACGTTTAAGAAGGTTTACTTTGATCCGCTAAAGCAACGTGCTGTTAGCAAGTTTATACACGCTGAAGACTTGATTGTGCCATATGGTGCAACTGATTTGGTGTCTTCTCCGCGTATTACGCATCGAATTTCAATGGATTCCAATGAAATCCGCAAGATGCAGCTTGTTGGTTTTTATCGTGATATTGATTTGCCAACTGCTTCTGAGGGTAGTTCATACGAAGCTGATGAGGTTGAAGAATCAATTGATGATATTCAAGGCGTTCATCCTAGCGGACCATCTGAAGAGTTAACACTTTATGAAGTTCATACGAGCCTTGATATTCAGGGCTTTGAGGATATGGGGGTCGATGGTCAGCCAACTGGCTTGAAGTTGCCTTATATTGTGACGATTATTGCGGATTCAGGCGATGTTTTGTCTATTCGCCGCAATTACACTGAGGCTGATCCGATTAAGAGTGCGAAACAATATTTCGTACATTATAAATTTCTGCCCGGTCTGGGGTTCTATGGCCTTGGCTTGACGCATATGATTGGTGGTTTGGCGCAAGCCTCTACGTCCATTCTGCGTCAGCTAATTGATGCAGGTACGCTCTCCAACTTGCCTGCGGGTTTTAAAGCCCGTGGCGCTCGTATTCGTGATGAAGATGCTCCTCTACAACCGGGTGAGTTCCGCGATGTCGATGTGGTTGGAGGCACCCTGCAAGGCTCTCTGATGCCCCTCCCCTTCAAAGAGCCTTCAGGGACGCTTTATAACCTTTTAGGCACTCTCGTGGACGCAGGACGCCGCTTTGCGTCTATGGCTGACTTGAAGGTTGGTGAGATGGGCGGTGAAACGCCCGTTGGCACAACGATGGCGATTATGGAGCGCGGGACAAAGGTTATGTCCGCGATTCACAAGCGTCTTCATTACTCACAAAAGATTGAGTTCAAACTTCTGGCTCAAATTTTTGCAGAAACGGTGCAGGCATATCCATATCAAGCAGATATGCAGATGGGTCCTGAGATTTTTGTGCAGGATTTTGGACCTCAAATTGATGTTTTGCCAGTTTCTGATCCAAACATCTTTTCGATGTCGCAGCGAATTGCTTTGGCGCAAACTGAGCTACAGTTAGTTCAGTCTAATCCACAGATACATGGTGGCCCACAGGGGCTGTATGCTGCTTATCGTAAGATGTATGAGGCGCTAGGCGTAACAAACATTGATGCGATATTGCCGCCTCCTCCACAGCCTCAGCCAATGAATCCATCAAAGGAGAACCAAAACGCTCTTATGGGCGCTCCTTTGCAGGCGTTTCCTGATCAAGATCATGAGGCGCACATTGAAACGCATATGGCGATTATGTCCACACCTGCGATGCAGTTAAACCCACAGGCTCTTGTTGTGCTACAGGGGCATATTCAAGAGCATATTGGAATGCTTGCAGAAAATCAGGCACAACAGGAAGTTATGTCTCAGATTCCACCAGAGCAAATGCAGATGATGCAGCAACAAGCTCAAATGCAGCCTCCACAAATGGGACCTCAAGGGCCTATGCCACAAGACCCAATGCAAATGATGATGATGCAATTCAAGCCTCAAATAGATGCAAGAGCCGCGCAAATAGCAGCGGATATGACAGAGCAACTTGTGCAGGCTATGTCTCCAGAAGGCCAAACGGAAGATCCGCTAGTGGCAATCAGACAGCAAGAATTGCAACTGAAGGCCGCAGATATGCAGCGTAAGCAAGGTGAATTTGAAGCACGTCAGGAGATGGAGCGCGAGAAAGAGCGCAATGATGTGTTAATCGCGCAGCAACGTATTGATGCTCAAGAAAAGGCTATAGATGAGCGTTCCCGCGTTGCTGAAGAACGCATTCAGACCCAGAGAGATATTGCTGCGGTGAATGCACAAATGAAAGGACGGTAAAATGAGTTCATCTGTTAGGGAGAAAATTGTAGAGCAAATTCGTTCTGCAAAGCGTGTAGCAAAGGAGGTTGGTAATGCCGTTGAAAAAGGGATCAAGTCGGCAAGTGATAAGCTCGAACATATCGAAGCTAAAGTCGGAGGGGCGTCCGCAGAAGCAAGCAGTGGCGATAGCCCTAAGCCAAGCCAAAAAGTCGCGCCCAAAAAAGCAGTCAAAAAAGCCCCAGCCAAAAAGAAAACCAGTAAAAAAAGCTAACGGTGGAGTGATTAGCAGGTTTAGCAGAATTGCTAGACCCCAGAGATTCCAAGGTATT